AAAACTTACAAACCTTTATGCCAGCACCATTTTGGTAAGTAACCTTTGGATCATCTAATCTATGATATCCATACAATTTATCTTTAAACTCAATATCAGTATCTAATAAAGATGACCTTGGCGAAATTGAAACAGATATCCCTGCATCTATACATTTAGAAAGCCAGAACTCCACACAAGCCCTTCCCGATTCCGCAAAGTGCATATTTGTTTTATAAGTAAAATCTACACCAAATATAGAAATGCTACCTACTTTTGCCCATAAAGCATAAGCTATCGCATACGCTATGGTGTTATTAAAATAAGAACATCCTAAATCTTTTACAATAGACTCTAAAGGGTATTCTTCAACAGCAGGAACTCTGCTGTCTAATTCACAAGAATAGATAGGGTAATCTACATGCGGTAGTGTTCTCCTCATCATATCAGTCATTGCACCAGCATCGTGTGTGTCTAAAAAACGACTCATTGGATCAAGAATAAAAGCCTTATCTATATTAGGCAATACACCAATCATTGCATTAATAGCCCATATCTCATCAAATAAAACACTATGAACTTGAGATAAATGAAAATCTATTTGACTCTGACCCATTGCAACAATTGCAATATTTCTATCTTTGTTAGACATTTATTTTTGTTTGACCATCCCTGTATGCGTCTTTTCGATTATAACCATTTGCTTCTAAGTTAAGCTTTTGTAAACCCTCTTGAAATCTTTTTTCATAATTAACAAGAATATCAGGCTCTCCCTTCATAAAGACATATGCCTCACATAAACTTCCATACAGTAATACTTCAGAAGCATTAGTTCCTAACCATGTTGTTCCTGATGCTGCTGTGGTAATAGATTCTGGAACATAAAAATAATGTAACTCAACATTCAAGTCAGCACTAGGTGTTGGTCCAACTATAAAAGTTGTATCATCAAACTGAGCATAATGCTTAGGAGTACCTGTTGTTGATGCTGATGGATAAGCCTCTCTAATAAAATTAACATCTGTGTTTAAAAGATAACTGTAATTACTATCACTATCTAGAACTGCTAAAGAATAAGGATATAGATAATCACTAGGAGTAGCTAAATAAGAATTACTAGTTGTTAGATTTCCAGTAACATTTTTTCTAAAATTAGGTAGCTGTACAGTTTTTATTATTCTGTCTTCAGCTTGAGTAATAATTGTTCCTAAATCAGCAACAAATGTTGATTCAGTATTCTGTGTATAGTCTTGTATCGCTGATTTTAATGTTGTATATGTCCAACTCATGATGTACTCACTGTTAATTTTCCTACTTCACCTTTAATACTAAGACCCATAGTGCTAGAACCAAACTGATCCATACCACCACCTATTGGATCAAACGAATAATAAGATGTAGATGATTTTCTTCCTGTATCAACTCTAGGATTATATAAACCTATAGACTCAGTATGTCTTATTTTACCTAATTGTAATTGTGGTTGATCTTGGTCAAAACACTCACTACAAACACGAAGACCATTTCTTTTCTGATTTTCTATTTCATATTTTAGATTAGACAATAGATATGTAAAACCACATCGATCACATATACCATTTGCTTTTTTTCCAACAGCGTAACCCATTTTAGTAAATCATACTGTCTGGAACAAAACGAACTGATGCTTTTTCTCTATCAGCATCACTTACATCTCTCCATAATTCATCATATCTTTGTTTAATCATAGGAACTCTGTTAATAGCTTCTGGCATTTTACAAGCCAAGTTATAAGCTAAAGCATAAGTTAAGCATGGGAGGTATCTAGCAGGAACATCTGTATTATTACTAGCAGTATTGCCTGTATCCTCTATTCTTTGAATATAATCATATACCAAAGTATAGGTTTCAGTATCATCTGGAGTTGCCCAAAGAACAATATTTATACTGGTAGCATCTTTATCTACATAAAATTGTGTAGGTTTAGATTGAGTTAGTTTACTAGCTTGATGTTGGTATTCAGTTCTAGAAGTTCTTGTTAATGTTTGGTCAAATTGACTACTGGTATTCCCAGCATCTGTTCTAATAAAAGCATCAACTATTTCAATAGCACTAGATTCAGCAGCATAACTGCTTGTACCTGCTGTTAATGCTTGGGTACCTTGTTCAATAGTCCATAAATTTAAACCTTTATTCTGCCATTCTAAAAAGACTAAGTTTAATGCTCTTTTGGCACTACGAAAATCATACCCTGTACGGATTTCTGATCCACACAAGTCATAAGCCTCTTCCATAATATCGCTTAAATCAAGATTAAATGTATATGTACCACTAGTAGCCATTAATTTACTCCTTTATTTTTCATAAATAATTAATAATTCTTTCGTACAAAGTTTCTAAACCTTCCGCCCTTGTTAAACTTTTTTCTAAATCCTACATTAAAAGAGCCTTTATCATCTATTGAAGTATCTACATAAGTTTGTTCTCCAATACGAGATGAAAACTTTATTCCTTTTGAATGTGGATTTTTGCTAAAACTAGCTGAACTACCACTTGGTGATGTATATGAATAAGTTTTTTGTTTTCCAGTTTTTCTTACTCCAACAGAACCACCACTTGAAGTTTTAACATTTGCAGATTTACTTCTAGTGCCACTAGAATCTTTAGAAACAGAGTAACTTCCTTTTTTCTTCTTCTTTTTTCCTATTGGCGGAGCTTTATATTTTGGTCTAGCCATAACTACCTTCCACCTGATCTTTTGGCACCTGACCTAATTTTTTTCCTAGATTTGCGTCTAACAGGGGTCATCGTCAAAGGTCCGGTGGGTTGTCTAGGTGTTAGTGGTGATTTAGTTGTACTGGTTGCACCACCCATAAAATAACCAGCGCGACCTGTTTTATCCAGATCACCATCCAATTCACTTCTAAATTTTCCCGGACCGCCCTTAGCATATCCAGTTCTAAGCTTGCCACCACCTTTGAATTTACCATATTTCTTGTCACCAAAGGCTTTTTGCTCTCTTTTATATTCGCTTTCCGCTTGCGAGTTAGCAACCTTAGCAGCCATCTTAGCTTTAGCCAATGCTTTCTTTGCTTTTTCACCGCTAATATTTCTAGCCGAAAAATCTTTGTTAATTTTAGCTGACTCTTTTCGTAATTGATCTCTAGCTTTTTTATTGCGATTATCTCTACGAACTCTAGGACTACCCGCCTTATCACCAAACATTCTACCCATTCGTGAAGGTTTGTTTATATCTGTTTTTGCCATAATTACTCCCGACCTGTTTAGGTCTTTTAAATACTAAAAAAAAGCCACTAAAAGTGGCTCTTTTTTCTCTGTTAATCAGAATATACTTTCACCATTTCTAAAATGATGGAATAAGTATCTCCATCGGTGTGACCTACTGTTGTAAAGAGAATGTCACCATTTTTACCACTACCCGCATTATTTGGAATACCACCAAAGTCTTGAAAATCCATGTGTCCATTACTACTTTCAGCTAATTGCATTAAAAGAACATTAGCGGTAGCGTTAAGAAACATTTTAACAGACATACCAACGATGGCATGACTCACTCGCATAACTCTCACTTCGGAACAAGCTGTTCCTGATGAGTTATTGCTTAAAGCAGAAACATCTACTTTAGCAACTGCGGCTTCGCCACTGCCATCACTGACATTGGTAAACTTCATAATACAATTTCTTTCACCATCCTCAATAGTCTGGGAAGTTACTGCATCAGCCATAATTTACTCCTAATTATATATTAAGTTTAATTAATGAGTAATCAGTAGTTACATCAACCAACATGCATGTACCAACGATATCTAAGATGTCGCTTGTTGCGGGGGCTACGCCACCTGCAACTGTTGCTGATCTCACTACGTTATGTCCAAGCACTATAGTTCCTACAGTTAATACTGCTGCTGGTCCATAAGTTTGGAACCAACCATAAGCACTAGCTGCCATGTCAACAACTGGACAACCCATTACTGCGCCCGTTTCTGCTGCGGGAGCAACTAGAACTGCGGTCCAAGGATCAGCTATTAATGAAACTTTAGATGAAGTTGCTACTGCTGTAGCTAGTGCATCGTGGCATGTGATAATAACTGAAGGATCATCTGAATGATCGTGTACTGGGTTAGACTTAATTTTTAAACATTGTCCTTCGCCCGCACCATCATTAACGTAAAGATAACCACCTGCATACTGATTTAAAGTAAGATCAGTTCCTGCTGTTTCTACTGAAATAGCATACTCACCTGCTGCAACTGCTGCGGTTGGGGCTAAATCTTGATGATCAGCCTTTGTTCCAACAGCCGTTTGAACAAGTTTTCCTGCTGTTAATGCAACACCACCTGCTAAACCATATCTAAATACTCTATCACCATAGTAAAGAACTGATCCTAAAGGAATATCATTTCCTAAAGAATCCTCTACTGATGTAGTTCCGCTTGTAAA